GTACAGGATAAGCTAGATGGTACACGGTGTTTGATTTTCGTTGAATGCGGCAAGGTAACAATTTTCTCGTCAAACGGAAATACCTACCCTGGTTTTGCTTCTTTGAAGAAAAGAATTGAGGCAAATTATGGCCAAAATGATGACTTCATCCTAGACACCGAACTTGTATTCAGTGACGAAGAAGGAAAACCATTACCACGAGCAATCACCAACGGGATCGCCAATCGGTCACTGAACGGTTCAAATACGGGTGAAATGGAAGCACGGGCGGTTTTCTATGTATTCGATCAAGCAACGATCACTGCTATCATGGATGGTGATGACACTCCGTACCCTAAACGCACTGACCATCTAACAGAAACCATGAGGGATTTATCATCGATTGTTGAATTAAAACAGGTTCCTATGACGGTTTGTCATGCGCGAGAAGAAGTGGATGCCTTATACGAATCGGCAGTTCTTGCTCGCAAAGAAGGCATTATGGTCAAGACTCTAAATCACCCATATGAGAACAAGCGCTCTAAGCACTGGTGTAAACTCAAACGAGAAGTTGAAGTGGATGTAGAAGTAATCGGGGTTACTCCACATAAAAAGAAAGAAGGACACATTGGTTCTTTGATTGTAACCACCAGTGATGGTATGATTACGGGCGGTGTTGGTTCTGGTCTTTCAGACGAAGACCGACTGATGCCTCCTGAGCATTTCATTGGGTCTATTCAAACGTGTCGTATTCATGATGTATCAGAGAAGAAAGGACAATTCAGTTTCTATCTTCCGCGTATTGTTGAAAGCCGTAAAGACAAACAAGAAGCCGATGACAGTGCTAAAATTTTCTCAATGCTTGGGCTATAACCAATGAAAGACAAATATATACTTGCATACATGGACATGGCCGAACGATTCGGCCTTACCTCTGCATGTGAACGGCTTAAAGTTGGTGCTCTTCTGGTGAAGAATGGTGCACCAATTGCCTGTGGGTGTAATGGTACACCCGCTGGGTTTGAAACCAATGTGTGTGAACTTAATGGTGTTACTCGCACTGAAGTAAACCATGCAGAAATCAACTGTCTTAATAAACTACGGATGACCAACGACACATCAACTGGTTCTACATTGTTCGTCAGCCATGCACCATGTTTGATGTGTGCGCATGAAATAGTTGACGCGGGTGTATCCATCGTTTACTATAGACACACCTACCGAATGACAGACGGAGTAGATTATCTTCGCAGTCACGGTGTTACTGTAACCCAACTACCCGAGTGATATTTTATTATGCTAGCAGAACTTAAACAAATCCTAGAGACTCTACAGTCTATCGGTATTGCAGAAGCCATCATTGAGCCAGATGGTGATAAAACATTGATTCGTGCCGCTCATAGCGACGGAAGTATCATTGTATTTGATCGTATTGACGCGGTTGTCACCGATGCACCGATGGGCATTCATTCGGTTCGTGGCCTATTGTCCCGTCTCAATCTGTTTGATATTGAAAAATCAACAGCCGGATTCACCGAAAATAATGGTATGATCAAAGATGTAGTGATCAAACAGGGACGACGCAAAGCATCTTTCCGTTTTGCTAAACCGACGAATATCAGTGCTCCTAAAGCTGCTCCCGCTAGCATTCAGTCGGATGCTATTACGTTTGAATCTGATTATGTGAAAAATTTAGGCAAAGCAATTGCCGCAATGGCCTTTACAGGGAACAAAGAAGAGCGTACAATAAGTGTTCATGGAGACGGTGGTTATCTTCGAATCGTAATCTCTGATGGTGAAGATGATTCTTTCAACGAGGAAATTGAAGATGTAAACATCGAAACAGAACGTGGTGTGTGGGAAGTACTGCCTTTTCAAACCGTGATGAACAAAGCGGCGGGTGTTTCACCTGATGGGAAGTCAGTGTTTACCATCGACCAACACGGTATTGCAAATTTTGATCTAGTGCTGTTTAGTGCAATGATTTTGCCGATGGCATCGTAATAAATAACCCGCTCGATAATCACAGAGCAACACCAACCCTTAAAATGAACAGGTAAAAGACTATTATGGCTATTCCTAATCTTAAAACGAAGATTACCCAAAACCTAGCAAAAGATATTGCTGCCGAGAATTCCAAAGGCGGTGATCGTCGCAAACTAAACTACTTCGATCTCAAAGAAGGCCAGAAGATGAAGATTCTTTTCATCCCTGATACCAACGGCCAGTTCTGGACGAAGTACGGCATTCATGGCCCGAAACTGAAAGTTAAAAACCGCGAAGGAAAAGACCAAATGATTCGTGGTGCAGGTGTCGTTAACTGTAGCTATCGTTCGTCTAGTGAAGACTGCCCTGCATGTCAGAAAGGATTTGACCTCTTTGCAGAAGCCAAAGAAACCAACAGCAAAGAGTTGAAAGAAGAAGGAAAGAAATGGATGCCCAAAGACATCACACTTACTACGTGTGTCGTGCTGGACAGTCCTTTCGAAATCCAAAAGGATGATAAGAACAACGAAATCAAGTTGTTTGAGTTACCCTATGCGATTGAGAACATCATCAAGAACCAAATCTCCGAAGGCCAAATCTCTGAAGATGAAATTTGTGAGATTCCTTTTGTAATCAAGAAAACATCGAATGGTGGTGGTTTTGCTTCTTACGAAAACAGCTACTTCGAACGTTCCAAAGTAACCGACGAAGAACTGGAATACCTAGAAGATGCAGTGGCGGATCAGTACGACTTCAGCACACTAGACTCCATCCCAAACAACACTACGACCGAAGAAGTTGTTGCTTGGTTAGAGAAAGCCGAAGATCTGTATGCAGAAGCACTGAAGAAAGTTGGTATTTCTTCTCCTTCTCGTTCATCAGGTAACGCAGAAGAAGACGACAAGCCCTTGCGTGGTGGTAACTCATCCAGTAAGCTAGATGAAGTCCGCGAAAAGGCCAAACAGGAAGCAGCATCCGACAAGCAAGAAGTGGAAGCCGACGAGCCTGCGTGGGACACGCAAGAAGATCAACAAGCATCCAGTGAAGAATCTTCGGGTAGTGAAGAAGAACAACCAAAAATGTCAGCGCGTGAGCGTTTGCTTGCAATGAAGAACAACCGCAAATAAACAGATAACCAACAACGAATGTTGTTTTAAACACCAAAGGGAAGAATCGGTCTTCCTTTTTATAAGGATTCAGATACAATGGCTCATTTCTCTCGTAACAAGCAACAAAACCGCTCTAAGCCAATCGAGGTTCGATTTAATCGTGTGTTATCACAATTACACGCATGTCGCACAACATACGCGACAAAAGCACTAGAGAAAGATATTGCACATACAGTGAATCATATTGAACGGTATGGCTTTCAGTGGTTTCCTAATGTGTACGTATACGACGATGTTATCCAAATTGAAGGAATGGTGAGGCAATTACAGCATGAACAAGCATAAACACACAGAACATCATGCCCACTGGTATGAAGAAGCACTAAACCAAATCAACCTACATAATGTTTTAAAGGAATACTTCAATGACTGATTTTAACGTACCGAGTTCACCCGCTGATCAAACCAAACTCAACAACATGGTTGAAGAAGCGGTTGATAGTCATATTCGTTCATCCGCCGAAAAAAACCTGCGCAGTGATATTGCAACACGCGCCAAAGAAGAACTTGCGCTAAAGACCAGTGATTTTAATGCTCTTGTTAATGAGCGCTTTGAAGAGAAATCAACCAAGGCAATCGAGAAACACGAAGCCATTGCTGAACTCAATGAGTTATTGAAGAATAACTGCAATCGTTCTTCCTCTGATGATAGTGCACCCGTTTCTTCTTGATCCGAAGAATATTAAAGAGTAGACTAAAAGGCAACCCATTGTGGTTGCCTTTTTAATGGAGAAACTATGGCAGAATCATATATAGACGCATGTCAGGATGGGTTAGAACTCGTCTGCTGGGTACGCAAAGAAAACGGTGAATTGGAAACTCGACGAGAACCATTGAGTGATTACCTCTACTGTTTTGTTCCTGATAAAGAACAGACGTTCGAGTATCGTGATATTCATAACCAATCGATGCGTAAGGTGTCTTTCAGTAATCACAAAGAAATGAAAGAATATGCGAAGAACCGTAGCTACGTATGTGAGTCTGATATCAGTCCAGTGTATCGTTATTTGATTGATAATTTTACGGGAGCCAATCAAAACTCAGCTTATAACTTACTCGAATATGATATTGAGGTTGATGTTGATCTTCGCCTTGGGAAAGGATATTCCAGCATCAAAGACCCGTTCATGGAAATCAATGCTATCTCGACGTTCCATGAGAAGAAACAGCGTTACATGATGTTCATCCCAAAGAAACTTAAAGGAGTCATTGATGTAAGAGACAACCGCGAAGGATACCCCGTTGATGTCTATTGGAGTGCCAGTGAACGCGATATGTTGCTTGAGTTCTGCTCGTACATAGAAGACATAGACTTCATGACAGCATGGAACGGGGATGGGTTCGACCTGCCCTACATGATGGAAAGGCTGTTGGTCAACTTTGGTGATGATGGTGAATGGATGCTTTGTCGTGAGGGGATTCGCGCCCAGAAACGAGAATATGTAAACAAATACGACCAAGAAGTGTGGAGTTGGAAATTACGGGGTCGTGTGCATATGGATATGATGGAACTCTATAAAAAATTCGTCCCAGGGGAGAAACCAAGCTTCAGCCTGGATGCCATTTCTGAAATGGAACTCGGTGAAGAGAAGCTGTGTTTTGACGAGAAGAACCTAGGTGACTTGTCCAGGGGAAATCCTAACAAATTCTATGATTACTCTTTGCATGACTCTCGTTTGTTGAAAATGCTAGAGAAGAAGAAACAGATTATTCGCATGGCGGTGGCCTATGCGCGAGAGTCATGTGTTCTTTTAACTGACGCAACGGGGAGTGTTAAACCTATTGAGCACGGGTTTATATCGTTTTGTCGAGAAAAGAATAACATTGTGCTGCCCAACAAGCGCGATGTAGAAGCCGAAGAATTTGAGGGGGCCATTGTATATACCACTATCAGCGGACGCCATGGGCATGTCTTTACCGTCGATCTAACAGCATTGTATCCGTCTTGTATGATACTTTTAGGATTGTCATCTGAAACCCTATTGATGCAATGCGAAGACACAAGCGATGACTATGTTAGAATTATGTCGCGCTCGGATGATCTCGTGACCATAACGGTAGAGTCTGATAAGTCACAGATCACACTGCCTGCACACGAGATGAACGATATCATTCATGAGGCGGGATACACCATCAGTGGTTATGGGACAATATTTGATGGGTCGCTGGGTCTGTTGAGTGAATTCGTACAACACACCTTCCAGACCAGGGTCAACCAGAAGGGATTGATGAAGGAAGCATTTGTATCCAATGACAATGCACTTGGTGAACTCTACAATCTTCTTCAATCCGTAACGAAGATTCGGTGTAATAGTCTTTATGGGTGTATCGGTAATCGCCACTTCCGGTTATATGATCCTCGCATTGCAGCATCTATCACGGCCACTGGGCGAATTATATCCAAACAACAGGCCGTAGAATGTAATGATCTCATCAATGAACTTGCATCACTATGTAAAATATCGTAGAATAACTTTTATTCAAAAAGGAGAATATTAATGAATGAACCATTCCGCAAATTCCGACACTTCCATCTTCCCGATGTTGGTGTGGCTTCAGTAACATTAATGGCAGAACGCATGGGTGATGTTGATCACCTTAGCAAAGAAGGGAGCTTTTGGTACGTAAGTTGGAGTGTATGTCAACCAGCAGACCAATTCAGTCGTTATGTGGGTCGTCGTGTTGCGGTTGATCAGGCACAGGATCGAGGGTACACCGTGTTTGTTAGTGACACTGCATCGGTCATGGATGCTGCGGTGGTGTTCTTAATGACGTCTCAATCGTTAAACCGTGATCGTCAGGTTGAGATTTTCCGTGAGGCAATGATGAATCACGTAACCGAGGAAGAACACGAAGAATTATCACTGTACTATCGGTTGTTGACGATTGCCCATCGCAAGACCAGTCGGTTTATGGATATGGTGACTTTGTAGAAATCACATAACACATAGAGGAAACATGTGTTATGATACCACATGTTTCCTTTCGATGAATGGATTAGTAAATGATAGAAGCATTGATACTGGAAGCACCACTACCCGTTGAGATGAAATGCGCCACACGTATTGCTTACTTTGAAGCAAGAAGTCTTGGGTTTCATGGGATGATAACTGTCCTTGCTGTTGCGAAAAACCGTGTACTGGATGACCGTTTCCCTGACACATTTTGTGCGGTAGAAACTCAGCCACACCAGTGGGAATATTACCATAAGTTTCGTAGTGGTGCCTATCGTCTTTCGGAAAAGGGAGCGCGAGAACAGGCTAGACATGCCGCCTACGCGGTGTTAACATCTACCAATAGTCCTATGCTCAAGAATGTGTTACTCTACCATGGAGATCATATCAAGCCGGATTGGGACTACAGTAAACTAACCGAAGAGTTTAGGTTCGAGAACCATATCTTCTATTCATACGAGGAATAACATACTATGTGGCTATTAATTGACGATGTACGTGATTTGGATGTTGA